TGGCACAGCTCTTGACGTGGTACCAGGAATTGAAAACCGAGTTTCAGTCAAGGCAGGAAATCGACCCCGCTCTTGCCAGTCTTCTGGAAGAGGCACAGGCATGACGCCATTGCGCGGCGGCACCCAGCGAAACCCGGACCGCCGCACCGACGGCCATATAGTCGCCAAGTTCGCCCGGTTGCTTGGCACGCCTCTGCTGCCATGGCAACGGCTGGTGGCCGACGTGGCTGGTGAAATCGACCCGGACACAGGCACTTACTTCTATGACACGGTGATATTGAGCACACCGCGACAGTGTGGAAAAAGCACGCTTGTGGACGCGGTGGACACGCGCAACTCGCAGTGGGGACCAGATCGTTTCATCTATTATTTGGCGCAGACGGGCAAGGACGCGGGCGACCACTTCAAGAAATATCTGAAAACGCTCGGCAGCTCGCCGCTTGCCGCAATAACCACACGGCCGTATCTCGGCGCGGGCGACTTGCGCCAGCCGTTCGCCAATGGCAGCGTGATAATGCCAAAGAGCGTTACCAAGGTTGCCGGCCACGGCGTCCAAGGCGACAAAATCACGTTGGACGAGGCGTTTTCGTTGTCCGAGGAAACCGGAAACACCATTTTGGATGGCTTCATGCCGACCATGGCGACAAGGCTTAAGGCCACCGGCGTGCAGCCGCAACTATGGATAACCAGCACCGAGGGAACGGCAGAATCGACGTTCTTCAACCGTAGACTTGACGCTTGCAGGGCTGGCGAACAGTCGCGCCGCACGTGTTGGTTCGACTTCGGGTTGCCAGCCGACGAAGATCCGGAGAATCTGGACAGCATCATGCGCTATCATCCAGCCGCCGGACTCTTGTGGGACAAGGCGCAGTTGGCCGACTTCCGCGAACAGTTCCAGGGCAACCCGGCAGGTTGGGCGCGCGCGTTCGGCAACCGTCGGGACGAGGGTATAACCGACAGGGCGATAGACGAGGCGTTGTGGGCGGCTACGGTAACGGCACCGGTGACGCCCGGCGACTTGGACGGCCGGCCGGTGGTGTTCGGCGTCGCGGTGGACGTGGACGGGACGCACACGAGCGTTTCGGCTGGCATCGCCAACAATGACGGCACCATAACGGTGCAATTGCTGAGAATCTTGGACGGCACCGGGTACGCGCCGACCGAACTCACCCGCTTGTGCTCGAAGTACGGCGCTCCGGTGGTGATCGACGCGCGCGGCACCGCCGCCGATTTGTCCGACCGGTTGCGCCACATGACCGACGACGCGGGCGACCCGCTGTTGCGGTTCGTGGACATGGACGCGGGCGACTACCTGACCACCGGACAGAGTTTCGTTGCCGGCTTGGCTAACCACGCGATAACCCACGCGGCAGACCCCGAGTTGGACGCCAGCGCCGCGAACTCGGCGCGCAAATGGGCCGGCGACGCATGGCGCGTGAGCCGACGCGGAAGCACCGGCCTAACGTCACCGTTGGAAAGCTGCATGTTGGCGGCTTGGGGAGCCGCCCACAGGCCCGAGGAAACGGGGCCGCTGCAAATCTACTAGCCGGTGGCGTTCGGCGCCGCGTGGCGGCATTATGCGGCGTTGGGCGGCGGGCTTGTGGCGGGCTTGGCGCTTGGCGGTGATACTTGGCCGCATGAACATTTGGGAGCGTGTGAGAATGGCGGGCCGCGTGCTGACGCGCGGTGCCGACGCGGATATGCCGGACGGCATCAAGCCGCCCGCACGATTGGGGAGCTGCGACCCGTTGAGCCTCTCAACCGTGTTCCGTGGCGTGCAGGTGCTGCAAACCGCCATCACCGGTTTGCCTATCCATGAAATCAGGGGAGGCGTGAAGCTCGACACGGTTTCCTCCATCGTGCTTCAGCCGGACGTGAACCGCAGCCGCCGCGACTTCCTCGCGGACATGGTGGCAAGCATGGTATTGGACGGGAACGCTTTCGTGCGATTGGTGCGGTTCGATGGCGAAGTGGTCTCTTGCGAGGTGCTTCCACCATCCCTCGTGACCGTGAGCGACGACGGCAACGACCCGGCCGCGCCCAAGCTCCGCTATAGCTATCTGGGCCATGATTACACGGCCGACCAGATCGTTCATTGCAAGTTTTTGAACGTGCCGGGCCGGTTGCGTGGGCTTGGGCCAATCTCGGCGGCGCGTGAGGAGGTGGAGGCCGCGCAGATGGCCCGCACCTACAAGGCCAAGTTCTATAGCGACGGTAGCAACCTCAAGGGCTATTTGCAGACGGAGGAAAAGGTGACGCCGCAGGTGGCCAAGGACGCCAAGGAGGCGTGGAAAGCCACGGGTGAGGCCGGCGACGTGAAGGTGCTCGGCTCGAAACTCAAATACGTTCCCTTGGATATGAAACCGGCAGATCTGCAGTTTTTGGAGACGCAGAAGTTCGACACCACTCAGATCGCGCGGCTTCTAGGCATCCCGGCGAGCATCATGTTGGCGGCCGTTGACGGTAGCAACCTTACTTACTCGAATATCGAGCAATCGTGGATTGAGTTCGCCGATTACACGTTGGCGGCTTATGCGGGCGAGATAGAGGAGCTTTTCAACCGTTTGTTGCCGAGGGGCCGCACGGCCGCGTTCGACTGGGACAGCAGCCGGCGCGCCGACATGGCCGACCGGTTCAACGCCTACAAGACGGCGATAGAGGCCGGGTGGATGGACGTGAACGAGGTGCGCGCAAGGGAGGCGTTGCCGCCTCTCATCGCGACACCGCAACCGGAACCACAGGAGCAGCCACAAGGACAGGAGACGCAGAATGAAGCATGAAATCGGGTTTAAGGGCGTGTGCCTACGCGCGGCCGAAGAGGGCGACGGGCGCACGTTGGGGGGCGTGGCCGTGCCCTACGGCAGCGTCATCAGCACATGGGACGGTGCCGAGACGTTCGACGCCGATTGTGTTTTCGATGATACGGACACGGCGAAGCTCTGCTATCAGCATGGGGAGCTTATCGGCCGCATCACCGGCGCGCAGCCCCAAGAGGACGGCTTGCATATCACGGCGCATATCAGCGACACGCAGCGCGGCCGTGACGTGGTGGCCCTGTTGCGTGACGGCGCGCTGGACTCGCTCAGCGTCGGATTCATGCCGATTGACGACGAGGTGGACAAGCAGGGCGTTACCCACCGCAGGCGCGTCCGATTGTTGGAGGTTTCGGTGGTGTCGTGGCCGGCCTACGAGGCCGCGAAGATCACTTCGCAGCGCAGCAGCGAAACTACCCACGAAAGCATGAGGGAAACCGGAAACCAGAAAGGAAACGAAATGGACCTCAACGAAATCAACGACAAGCTGAACGGCATCATGGACGAACAGCGCAGCATGAAAGCCGCCATTGCCAGGAACACCGACAGTGAGCCGGCCAAGGTCATGGGCGCTGAGTATCGCACGGCCGGCGACTATCTTCAGGCGCTCTACCGTGGCGACGAAGCGGCAGTGCAGCTCATGCACGAGTGCCGCGACCTCATCGCCACCGGCGACACTGGCAACAAGGTGGCATGGATTAGGGATGATTTGCGACTGATCGAGCAGCGCCGCAAGGTGACCAATATCCTCACCCATGACACGCTGCCGGACAAGGGCATGACGATGGAATACAACGTGGTGGCGTCCGACACCGCCACGGTGGACAAGCAGGAGAACGAGGGCGGCGCGTTGCAGTTCGGCAAGGTCACGTTCGGCACCAAGAGCGCAAGCATCGATACCTACGGCGGCTACACCACGCTTTCGCGACAGACCATCGAGCGCAGCACCACGCCCATGCTCAACACCGCGCTGGCGGCGTTGCGCAACGCCTACGCCAAGGCCACCGAAAACAAGGTGCGGACGTTCCTGTATGACACCATCGCGGCTCAGCGCGACGCCGAGACGGACGCGAACAAGATCGATGCACCGGCCCAACTGTCGGCAATGACCATCGACCAGTGGGCCATGCTGATCATGGACGCGGCGGAACTGGCCGACGACCGCAACGTGAGCCTTACACGCCTGGGCGTTTCCAAGGACGTCATGGCCGCGCTTGTCAAGCTCAAGGACACCGGCAGCCGTTTCTTCGACCTCAGCGGAGACGGCAGCGACACGTTGGGCGACTTCGACCTTACGGGCATCGCGGGCAAGTTCCTGCGCGTCCCCGTGCAAATGCTGCCCAAGGCCCCGAACGGCACCGCGTGCTTCATCGACCCCGAGGCCGTGACCGTGTGGGAGTCCGGCGGCCCGACCCAGCTCAGCGACGGCGACCCGACCAAACTCACCGAAAACTACAGCGTCTACGGGTACATGGCAGTGGCTGCAACTCAGCCCCTGGGCCTCATCCCGGTGAAGTTCGCCACGGCATGATGATCGAGGACAACACCCTGCTGCAACGACTCCGCGACGAGGTAGGAGTCCCGGCCGGAGAGGAAGACCGACTCACAGTCAAACTCTCGGCGGCGAAACGATACGTCGAGCACGCGGTCGGCGGCGCCACCGTGGACGACGATCTGCTGGCCGACTGCATCGTCTCCTGCGCGGCCGACCTGTTCAACATGCGTGACGCCCGCCTCGGCGTCATGGACGTTGGCGACGCGACCGTGGAACCATTCAGGATCTCCACCGACCCGCTCCGCTCCGTCTGGCCGAAACTCCGCGCCGCCGGCGTGCTGACCGGGGGAATGGTGATCGCATGAACATCCAGGAACAACGCGCCGCCCTCATGGCCACGCTCTCCGACATGCTCGACGGGCTCGTGAGCAGCATCAGCATCGACGCCCAACTGGTACGCCCCGCCGCCGGCAAAGTGGCCGTGTTCATCGAACCCCCGACCATTGAATGGCCGTCATGGGGCCCGCCAGAACCGGTCTGGACGTTGGACGTCATCGCCGGCACGCCGGCCACGCAGCCATCCGCAGTCGATGACATCCTCACAGCGCTCGACAGACTCGCCGAACGTGGCCTGAACATCCAGAAGGCCACGCCAGCAACATGGAACCTCGCAGGAGCCGGCACGCTGGCGGCATACCAGGTCACGTTGAACGCCCTGGAAACCGAATAAGACAAGGAAAGGAAAACAATCATGGCTGGAAAGATCCGCACGCTCGGACCGGGCATCTTCAAAATCACCGACACCGCAAACGGCAGGGACTTCAGCGCCGACCTGACCAAGGCGCAATTGAACCCGTCGAACAGCAGCGACGACCCGACGACGTTCCTGGACGGTTCCGAGGAAACGAACACCACGACCACGTGGACGTTCGAGGGCACCGTGGGCGACGACTTCAGCGAGGACGGTCTGGCCGTCTGGCTCTTCGATCACAAGGGCGAGACGCTGCCGGCCCAGTTCGTACCGAACAAGACCGGCAAGATCCAGTGGACCTTCAACGTCACCATCGCGCCAATCGCCATCGGCGGCGACGTCAAATCGAAGAACACGAACGATCTGAGCTTCGCCGTCACGAACGTCGCCCACGCACCGTACACGGGCAAGTGATGGCCGGCAAGGCATTGATGGTCGTCGGCCAGAGACGCTTCGTGCAGACGATGCGCAAGGCCGGCGCGGACATGGACGACCTGAAGGAAGTGAACCGCGAGGCGGCAGAGATAGCGCTGCCAGCGGTCCGCAACCTCGCCCCACGAGGCAAGACCGGCAGGTTGGCCGGCAGCCTGCGTGTCGGAGCGACGAAACGCGCCGGCGTCATCCGCGCCGGCCGCAAGGCCGTGCCCTACGCCGGCCCCATCAACTACGGCTGGCCCGCCCGCCGCATCAAGCCCCGGCTCTTCGTCAATAACGGCGTCGCCTCAACCGAGAGCCAATGGCAAAAGGTCTACAAGGACTTCATAGACAAGACACTGAACCAAGTGAAAGGAAAATGACATGGCAACCACCCGCATCACCTACACGGACGGGACCAGCGAGCTCGTGCCGATCACGATGCGCGCCACCTGCAAGGCCGAGGCGCACGCCATCGAGGCCGGCTGGGGCCCCATCACCCAGTCACCCGTCCGTTCCGGGGCCTACGCGGCCTACGCGGCCCTGCGCATGGCCGGCCACAATCTGCCCGACTTCGAGCATTGGCTGGACACCGTGGCGTCCTTTGACCTCGCGGCCGCGAGGGAGGAGACGGAAGAGGGAAACCCTACGGACTAGCCGCGTGGCCCCAAGACTCGCTCGGCCGTCTCTCGTTCCTCCTGGCAAGCCGTTTCGGCGGCACGCCATGGCAATGGCGCAACGAGGCCGATGAAGCCGATTGGGGCACCGGCATCGCCGCGCTTCTCAAGGAAGCGGAAGAAACACGGAAGGAGTGAACCATGGCGCACAGCGCGATCATGAGCGTGCGCATCACCGGCAACGCCGATGATGCCGTCAAGGCGTTCGAGAAGACCACCACGAAGGCGGCCGCTTTCGGCAGCGCCATCGGCGGATTGGCCGTCAAGGGCGTGACCGCGCTGTGGGACACGGTGAAGGGCTTCGCCGGCGACGTGGTGAACATGTCGGACAGCACCGACAAGTTCATGAACACCATGAGCTTCGCCGGCATCGACACCAAAGCCGTGCAGGCAGCAGCGAAGGAAACCCGCAAATACGCCGACGCCACCGTGTACGGCCTCGATGACATCCAGAACACCACCGCGCAGCTCGCGGCAAACGGCATCGGCAACTACATGGAACTGACCGAAGCCGCCGGCAACCTCAACGCCGTCGCCGGAGGCAACGCCGACAGTTTCAAAAGCGTCGCGATGATGCTCACCCAGACCGCCGGCGCGGGAAAATTAACCACCGAGAACTGGAACCAGCTCGCCGACGCCATCCCGGGCGCGTCCGGCAAACTCCAGGAGGCGCTGCTGAAGAACGGCGCGTACACGGGCAACTTCCGCGATGCCATGGCGGACGGCCAGATCACCGCCGACGAGTTCAACCAGGCATTGATGGACCTCGGCATGACCGACGTGGCGAAACAGGCCGCGACATCGACCAGCACCATCGAAGGCGCGATGGGAAACCTCGAAGCAGCCGTCACCGGCGGCCTGACCGACGCCTTCAACCTCTTCAAACCGGCCGTCACCGGCGGCATCAACGCGGCCGCGACGGCAGTCACAAACCTCGCGCAGAACGGCACGCAGGGATTGCAGACGTTCTTCACACAGGTCAAGGACACCGGAGCGTTCACCTCATTGCAGACGGCCGCGCAATCCGTCGGCACCGGACTGCAATCGCTCTGGAACGGAATCATGAACGTCGTGAACGCCATGACCGGAGGACAACCGGCCGGCGGGGCCTTCGGCAACATGCTCAACACCGTCGCCACGGCAGCGCAGACGGTCGGCGGCTGGCTGAAGACCGCCGGAAACTGGATCAGTCAGAATCTGGATCTTGTGACCCCTCTCGTGGCCGCGATCGGCGGAGCCGTCGCAGTCGTCACCGCCATGACCACGGCCATGCAGCTGGCCGCGGCCGCACAGGCGCTGCTCAACGCCGTCATGGGCGCGAACCCCATCATGGTCGTCATCACCCTCATCGCAGCGCTCGTGGCCGGACTCACCTACTTTTTCACCTGCACCAACACCGGCAAGGCCATCTGGTCGAGCTTCACCAATTTCATCGCCGGATGCGTCTCGGGCATCCTCGGATGGTTCAGCGGCCTCGGCAGCTCCATCGGCGGGGCCTTCAACAACGCCGCAAACAGCGCGAAAAACACTTGGAACGGCGTCGTCTCATGGTTCCGTGGCATCCCGGGCACAATCGGCGGCTTCTTCTCCGGAGCCGGCACACTGCTCTACAACGCCGGCGCAAGCATCATCAGCGGATTCCTCAACGGCCTCAAATCGATGTGGAGCAACGTGACCGGCTGGATCAGCGGCATCGGCGACTGGATCAAGGCCCACAAAGGCCCGATCAGCTACGACCGGAGGTTGCTCATCCCCGCCGGCCAGGCCATCATGACCGGTTTCGCACAGGGCCTCAACACCGGGTTCGACAGCAACGTTGAAACCGCTATCAGCCGCGCCAACCGCAGACTAGCGGCCATGCCCCTCAATCTCTCCGCCCAGGGCAACACGGCCACGCCAGTGGTCAATACCTGGAACGTGGAGATCAACGGCGAGGTCATCGACAAGGACGGCACCGCCAAGGCCATCAAACGGCTCCTGGCCGACTACGACGCAAGGAGGTCATGATGCAGCAGTGCTTCATGTTCATCGACACAGGCAACGGCTGGACACCCGTCAACGACTCAGCCAAGGACATCGCGGCCCTCGACTCGTTCACCATCGACTGGGGAAGCGACGGCATCGACGAACAGCCCGAACCTGCCGTGATGTCGTTCACCCTCCGCGACCGCACCGGACGGCTCGCAGGCCAGGCATTGACGTTGGCCGGAATGAAAGTGGTCGTCCAATTCTCCAACCAGCCTCGATGGATGGACCTGACGCCATCGATGGGCGGCTGGCGCGATCTGCGCATCCCCATCGACTCGCTCCACAAGACGTATTCGCCAGACTCGCCAGACTCGCCAGACTCGCCAGACTCGCCATCCGAAACAATGTTCGCCGGCAGCGTGTCCACCGGCGGCAGCATCGAACCGGCCAGCGACGGCGGGTGGCTGCTCAAACTCTCCGCCACATCGAGGATGGCCGTATGGAAACGTCTGCAATCACAAGGACCGACAGACACGGCCGCGAAATGGAACGGCGCGCACTGGATAGGCACGCCATCCGCGCGCCTCGCGGAGATGAACCGCAGGGCCTCGGCGCAGGGAGCGCCGGAAGCCCAACTGGACGGGCTCGCCCTGCCGTCAAGCGTCGCACCATACACGTCATCCGACCATCCATCGCAGCTCGACCTGCTGCACCGGCTCACCGTCGGGCCACGACTCCCTCAATGGCACGAAGTCTACGACGGCGCGGCATCCACCATCCGGCCGCTGTTCCTCGCCGACCCGATCGCCGTGCATCTGTCAACCGATGGCCGACTCAACGTCCTCACCGACGGAGAGACACGATACGCGCTCTCGGCGGCCGACATCGAGGCATCGACGGATCTGAGCATCACCGAACCTTTGACACAGGTCGTCATCAACGCGAAACGCGTCAAATCGGACAACGGCAAGCTCTCTTTCGACGACGTGGAGATCACGATGGGAGACCAGGACCGTCTGCCACCACAATTGACCGCCATGCAGAAGAGCCTCACCGTCGATTCCGACATGCTCGCCGTGGACGACTCGGGCGGCGTATGGAACAGCGGCGGCACCTCGACCGTCAGCGACACGGACCGCGTCAACATCGCGCAATGGCTCGAATCGCACGACCTGCTCATGGTACCGGAGACAGTGACGTTCAACAGCACGCGAATCGACCCGGCACGACGGCCATGGCTGTACAAGGCAAGCCCATCCGGCCCGTTCATCATCGTCAAGGCCAAGGCGTCGGCCCTGACCGGCTCAGACGGCCGACCGTCCTTCACCGGCCCCATCACGACCATCGGCGGGACGCTCTCATACCGGTGGCGCAACGGCAAACCGACACTCACCCAGGAAGCGACGCTGGCCGCGCTCCGGCCGCTGCTGACGAAACAGATCACATGGACCGACCTGCCCACCCTCAGCTGGCAGCAGCTCGACCTGCACATCTGCGACCTCTCGATGATCCAGATCATCGACACTTCTTCGCCCACCGCCGAAAAGGAAGGAACACAATGACAGCAACAACACCCATCTACGGGCTCTCATATCCCGAAGGCTCCGACCTCGTATCAACCGCGCCGGACTCGTTCAAGAGCATGGCCGACACGTTCGAGAAGGCGCTTGACCAAGTGGACCGGAGGACCACGCCGGAAGGCGTCAAACCGGCCGTCGCGACCACCCTCGAAGCCCTTCGGCAGATCACCGGCGTCATCGGCCAAACAGGTTTCGTCACCGGCGGCAACGACGACAACGGCCCATATGTGTGGGACGGCGCGCAATGGGTCAAGACCAGAACCGCCGACATGCCATGGAACGGCACTTGGAGACTCAACTCGCGGATTTACACCGGACGCAAATGGGTGGACGGCCGCCGCATCTACATGCAAGTCCGAGAATACAAGAACCTGACCAACAACTCGCGCACCCCACCGGGCTTCAGCATCTACAGCCTACTGGACTACCGCGTCATCACCCAAGGAAAAGGCGGCTCGCTCCAACCGTACCTCGCCACCGACACCTACTGGCATTCAGAAGTCACGGTCGTGCCGGGCGAGATCATCGTACGCAAAGGCGCATCGAACACGAGCGCGCTCAACGTCTGGATCGTCTACATCTACACGGAGCCCGACGCGTGACGGATCTCATCATCGCCATCGTCGGCGCAGTCGGCGCGGTCGTCGGCGCACTGGTCTCCACCCTCTCGGCCGCCGCGAAGAACAAGATGGAAGCCTACAGGCTCGCACAGAAGATGCAGGCCGACAACCAACGCCTCTGGCAATGGAACCGGCAACTCATCGACCACATCTACCGCCGCGCCCCACCACCGCCGCCGGAACCACCTGAAGACCTTTTCAACGACTAGGACGGAGCCAACATGAGCGACATCATCTGGAAAGGAAGCCCGAACCACTACGTGGGCCGCAACGGCTACGGCGTCACGCACATCACTTTGCACATCATGGTCGGATACCTCGCCGGCACAGATGCCACGTTCGCCAGCCAGTCAAGCCGTGCCTCGGCCCACTACGGCATCGGCGCGACCGGAGAGATCCACCAATACGTGTCGGAACTCGACGGCAGCTATTCCGACGCGAACTGGGCATCTAACAATTCGACCATCAGCATCGAGCATGAGGGAGGAATGGCCAACGGTGCGGTCTGCACCCAGGAGTGCATCGACGCAAGCGCGCGCCTCTGCGCCGACATCGCGCGCAGGTACGGGTGGACGAAACTGTGGCACGACGGGCTGAAAGGCAACGTATGGCTACACCGGGAGATCCCAGGCACAGACCACCTCTCATGCCCCGACCTCGCGCCAAACGGCCTGCCATACAAGCAGATCATCGACAAAGCAAATCAGATACTCGAAG